TGGTTCTTTCGATACCGTTTATCTGCTTCTCGCGCACGAATTCTCTGTTCTTCTGTTAGCATTTTTCTCTCCATGAAAGAGTAGCGGAAGGGCGTGTTCATGGCACGCCCCACCACTATCATAAATCTTAACACAGATGGCCGTCTGTGTCAAGAGGGTTTTTGTTTTACTCGTTACTGAATCGCAGGTACGCTGTCGATGTAACGAATACGCTGTGTGTTCGTGCCCGTTGCCGGGGGAAGGGTCACAGTCTGGTGGAACTTATATGAGCACCCGCTCTTGTTAACACTCCACTGAGTGTGCCGAATCATTTCTGCTCGGCTCATACGATTTTATTCTCGTATGGTCAGACTATCGCATCGCCCTTTGTCAAAGGACGTTTTCTCACTTAGTCGTTCAGGCTGCTTTCGCTTGCCCCTTGTTAGCCATTTCAGCTTTCAAGTCAATCAGAGAAAATTTAACGTGGACAGTACTCTTTATCCACCGATGGTTGAAACTGGGTCAAACGAGCTTGCTGGCGCGTCAGTTACGACACGGCAGTCAATCGTCTTCCAATCGCCTTCGTCCATGTCGGTGTCGCCCGGAACTTCGAGCCACACGCCAATCATTGCGTAATTACCGAATACGTAAGTACGGTAACCAATCTTTCCGCTGCCGTTGTAGTTAGCGGTGGTGGTTACGAACGGGGTCTGCATGAAACCAATGTTCGTGCCCGGTAGGACGATGACCTTGTTCTGGTCGCTGCCTGCCGTTGCGTCGAACTTGTCCATGTTCTCGTACTTCCACAAGTCGGCGATTGAGTTGTTCACTGTCGTCGCGTTGTAGATGTCGCCCAACACGTTCGGGCTGATTGCGCCTAGGAACATGCCACGCTTGCAAGGGAGAACGTTCTTTGAAACAAGCTGCTGCTTCAATTCACGAATCGTGCCCAAGTCAAGGGTGTACGGAGATGCTAGCAACGAAGACTGGTTGACTTGTGAGTCAACGCCGCTTGCGCTGTCAGCAACTGCGCTGTACAACTCGCTGATGGACTGACCCGCTTGGTAGCCGAGTTCCACTGCGCTGTTGCCAACAAGTTCGTCAATCGCCGCTGCAATCGCGAACGATGAGAAGTTGCTGTAGTTGTTCCACTCGCCGATTTGTGCGGGAGAAGACAACTGGGTGATGGTTTCCGGGTTACCAACAACGCCGTCGCTGTTCTGTACGACATCACCCGTAAGTGTGTTGTACTGGAAGAACGTACGGTTTACGCCCATGTGAAGACCTTGTACACGGCGTTCTGCTGCTCCAACGAATGCGTTGGTGTTGCCCTTCAAGTTCGGAATCAGTTCCTTATCGAAAATGATTGCCTGTGCTGTTAGGACATTTGCTACGTTTGATGCTGATGGGTTCGGACCGCTCATGGCGTCCCTTTAGTCGAGTGCTCCCGCTATGCGGGGTGACCTTATTGGATTTTGATTCCGTAAGACCGAAGTTGCTTAACGAACTGAGGGTCGTTCTTCAACTTTGTCTTCATTACTTCCGGACTCATGTCCTTTACAGTCTTGAGGAATTCCTTCCTCGCGAGTACTGGGTCTGGCGTTCCCGGTCTTTGTGCGCTCAAAGAACCCGGAGGCAAGCCTCCATTAACTCCCGGACGACGGGCGGGTGTTGGCACATTGGGTGCCGCCGCAGGCGTCGTTACCGTTGTCTCTGCCACAGGCTGACTAAGCACTGTGGGCTGTGGTGTTGCTGATGCTGGTACGGTAACTGGCGTTTCCGCGACCGGGATTACCGGAGCTGCGGGCGTTGCTGCCGTAGCGGCTGGAGTCGGATTAGCGACCACAGACGCGTGTCTCGTTGCCGGGGTTTCCACCACGGCAAGCTTATCCCCTTGTTCCATCAAGTCAGCGAATGCGACCTCAAGGTTGTCAAGGGTGAATTCAAGGTTGTTCTCTACGAAATATTCTGCCATCGCCTTCTTGTTGGCAGCGCACGGGTTGTAGTCGTGCAAGTGGCGGCGCATGAACTCGTTCGAGATGGCTCGGCCAGTTTCGTAGTTCTCTTTCTTTAGAAGTTCTTGTTCCCGAGTCTGGTACTTAGACTCGATGGTTGCCTCGATGACGGTAGCAACCTTTGCCGGGTCCTTCTCTTCCAGAGCGATACGCGCGGCTTCCGCGATAGCTTCCGGAGATAGGAGTGTCGACTTCTCTTGCTTGAACGATAGCTTCTGCTTCTTCAAGCGATGAAATGCTCGTGTTGCTTGTGTGTGAACTTCCCGCTGCTTGCCGTACATCTCAGCCAGCGTGCGGGTCACCAAGCGTGTCGGGCGACCAATCGGGGTCACGCCGTCTTCTTCACAAATCTGATATTCGCAGGTGTAGTGATTGACTGTGCCGTCTGGGTTGCGGACTACCTTAATGCCCCCGACCGACAACAGCTCTGCGTCTTCCGCCTCGTACGGCTTCGCAGCCGGGACGACGGGAACTTCTACAACGACCTCGCTTGCTGGCACGGTTCCATCAGGAACAGCGGCCATCTCGGTAGCTTGTGCTGCAAGCTCTTCCGTAGTTGGCGGAATCGCGCGGGTAAGCTGCGCGTCGAGTTCTGCTTCTCTGTCTTGCGCTTCCTGCATCAATTGAGATGCGCGCGTCGCGAGAAGGCGAGTCGTTACTTTATCCGCGAGAATGCTCGGGTCGCGGAGTGCCTTTCCGATGGCTTTCAAGTCCATCGTCAAAATTTGTTCCTGAGTCATTGCACTCATGTTGGTTCCCTCTATTATATTTTACTGCTTGTCCTTGTTGGACGATTCGGGCATCGGCATACGGAACCTGTTCACTGGCTCGGGAGACAGTGTCGGGTTCTCGCGCTCTTGCGCCTCTTTGACTGCGGTGCGTTGGTGGACCTTGACGGAGTCAAGTACCTCGGCGGAGAAAATGTTCATCGCTCGGGCCTTGGTCTGCAAGCCCGTGAGTTGCTCCGGATATCGCTCTACACTCGGGTTCAACTTGATGACCTCTTCGGTCGCGCGACGGCAAGACTCTGCCATCAGTCGAACGAGGATTTTCCACCCCGGTTGAGTTGTGAGCTGTGCAAGGGAGATGCGCTCTTCGTATGAGAGTTCTGCCCCTAGAATTCTGCGTTCTTCTGACATTTATTATCCTTCACCCTTTCAGGTATTGTGGGAAGGGGCGTTGCCGCCCCATTCCTTATAGTGCCGTTGTGCTGCCGAAGCCTTGGGAGTTATCAGGCCCGCCAAGTCCGGCTGCTGTTGGTTTCTCGATAGAAGAGCGGAAGGCTTCGTTGCCTGCCTTGCCGAGCTGCTTCTGGTTTTCCAGCGTCTGTTCTTGCTCGAACTGTTTCTGCTGCATCGCTTGAGCATTCTTCGCTTGAGCCGCTTGCATTGCTGCTGGGCTGTTTGCGTCGTGCTTCTGCTTCTCTTCTGGCGTCATCTCACGTAAGAAGGCTTGACTGAACTTCCAGCCCGCTGCGTCCGTGAATGCTTGGAAGATAGCAACTGCATCGAACTGATACCCTGCGTCGTTTGCATTAGCAACGAACGTGGGGTTGTTCAAAAGTTGAATCATCACAGGAAGCGCTTGCGCCATCTCTTTCTTAGCGCCGAGATTTGCTCCCGCGAGAACTTCGTATTCCATCTTCGCGTTACGGTACACGATGTGGTCCATCTTGAAGTCGTTGCCAATCTTCTCGCCCAAGACTTCCTTGATGACCGAGGTCGGCAACAAGTCGTTGTCCAACTCGTCCATCTGGTGTAGCCAAGGCTCGAAGACCTGACGAACGAATCGTCCTGTCGGACCGTCGAGACGGGATGCGTTCGCTTGTACAACGGCTGCTGCGCCCGTTCCGCTTCTCATACCTGTCGTGCTGATGCCCGCGTGTCCCGCGCCTTGAACAACCTGCTCGTTAGCGCCTGATGTTGCTGCGCCAGCGGACTGTGATTGCTGAATGAACGAGAATGCCTCGGCTGGTACCGGAGGCATTTGCAGGAACTTGAAAGCCTTGTCAACGTCCTCTTCAACGTCGATGATGCCGCCTTGCTCCCAACGCGTGTTCTGTGTCGGTGCGTTGAAGCCCTTCTTACGGAGCGCCACAGGCTGCAAGCAGTACGCCAGCAAGTCGAGAGCGAGGTTGGTTACACCCTGCTCAACGATTTGCTCTGAACCGATTAGCAGGCCGAGTCCTTGACCATAGAAGCTGTCAGGAATGTTGCGCCAGTTAGCCGAGTAGAACGGAATCTTTCCGTACGGGTTCGCTTCATTGCGAATAAGAATGTTGTGACCGTTGTAAATCAAGACGACGATGACTTTGTCGGTGTCCCAATATTCAAGAACTTCGAGCGGTGCCTTGTTCGGGTCCGCGCTGGTCTTGTACGAACGGGGCTTCGAGTGCTGCAAGTAGCCCATCATTCCTTCCGGAATGGTCATCGAAATGTTATCTGGTCCCGGTGATGTCGCCTTCGCGAACATCGCGCGAAGAACTTCCTCGCTCGGGATGTTGTAGCCCTCGACGCCACGTAGGTGGTTGAGGTCTTCATAACTTGCGTAGTCGCGCCACACGACCCACTTGGCCGTGCGAATGTCGCCGTAGCGGCAGCCCGGGTCAACTAGAACCGTGCGGATGTCGCAGTACTTGAACCACGGATGTGAGACGGTCTTCTGGTAAAACTCAATCTCGAAGTCGTCTGAATCTGGGGTATCAATCGGCGTAGTCTCAATGCCATCTGGGACTTGAACTTTTGGTGCGTAACGCTTGTATTTCTTTTCGGTCGTCTTGTACTCAGCGTAGCCCCACTTCCAAATCGCCGTACCGAGAAGCGCCATCTGTTCCAACCCGCGCTCCACTTCCTCTTCAAAGCGCATCGCCTTGAGTTGGAAGGTGAACATCGCGGTCTTCGCTTGGATGACTTCCGGCGAGGTGCCCGGGTTTCCGCGAAGTAGGAAGCATGGGTCTTCGTAAAAGATGCCGCCCATAATCTTCGGAACGATTGAGCTGATGTGGTTCGAGACCATGAACTTCGGTACTGCCGAGTTCGCTACGTCGGTCCCGCCGCCAACGTCGTTCGACGACATTGGCGATTGATACAACAAATCGCTCATCGTCCAACCGCTGGCCCACTGGTTAATGTTGATGAAATTGTCCGCCATCTCGGCGTTGTCGAGAACTAACTTAATCGCAGCTTTATCGTTGAACTGTACAGTGCCTGTCTCCGAGTCAATGTACGTATTCTCGGTCGTTATCTCGTTGGCCTTTTCTGTCTCCAGATTGGCTATCTGGGTATCGATGTCACTCATTCCCTATAGCCTCCACGGCCCTTTGTTACCAAAGATTACCATTCGCGGGTCGCGGGGCTTCTCTGGCTCTGGTTCTGGTTGGGGCGTCGGTCTTTTATCCTGCCCTGTTAATCTTTCTCGCCACGTCGGAGCTTGTCGGCTCGGTGGTCCGGGGTGGTGTATAGTGCCCCCGTATCGACCGCCGAACATAACGTCGTGTTGCGCTCTCGTTAGTCGTCGTCTTTCGGCGCGCTCTTCGTCTTGGGCCTTCTGGCTCTCTTCTTCCGGAGTCAGACGGGCACGAACGAACATCTCTTGAGGCAACGTGCGGGAGGCTTGGGAGATGGCGTCCGGGATATCGTCCTTTCGGCCCTTCTTAGTCTCTCCGGTGAATCGCTCGAACTGCTTGTAAAGTTCGTCTATCCACGGACCAGATACGAAGTGAAGGCGGTTATCAGCAATCAGAACTTCCAACGTCTTGATGCGGTTCGTCTTCTCGTTTGCCGTGTTTCCAGTTGGCACCTTGTGAATGCTGTTAAGGACTTCCAAGCAATCGTACTTTCGTGCGTATGCTTGAACCACAGCCATCAAGAGGTCGATTCCGTTGCATGCTTCTATGAATGTGCGGCTCGGCTTGTGCTGTCTTAAAAATCGCACGAAGTGGTCCGCGAGGTCCGTTGCTCTCCACTTGTCGTAATCGATGTCGATGACGATGAGTTCTTCCGTTCCATCCTCTCGGATGTGACGACGAACTGCGGCGAGCACACAGTAATCGGAACCTTTGTTGTCCGTGTAAGCCCAGTCGACGACTACGAGCAACTCGCCTGTTGTGGGGGCGGCTGATGCTCCGTAAGTCTGGCGACGTAATGTTTCTCTATCGAAGTGGGTAATTAAATCCGTGACTTCGATTGGGTCGGTCGCGATGTTCAAATACTGGTTTTTGAAGCCGCGCTCTTTGTACTCCTTCATCTTGGTGCGGAGCGCTTTCCAATCTAACTTGTAAGGGAACCAGAGGTCGACCATGTTCTCGGTCACCTCGAAGATTCCGTTCTTCTTCTCCAGAAGTTGTGTGTACAAAACCATGAACTCAGGCTTGATAGCCCAGCACGATAAACACAGGTACTTGAACGGCTCCGTTGAACTGGAGTCCTCTTCTTCCGGGATGACACCCATGCGCCAGCCGTACCAATCGGTCGTGAAGTAGCGGGTACCAATAATATCCGTGAATCCCCACGGCTCAACGAGCGCGTTGGTGGATTTAATCTTTTCTTTGAGCTTCTCTCGAAGTTCTTCGTCTGCCGAGTTCTTATCGTCAACGATATCGTCTAACTTACGGATATCGCAACGTTGCCCAACGAATGACGAGTCTAGCGAGGTGACCCAAACGTGCGGTTCCTTCGAATCGAACAACTGCGCCGGACAGATAATCGGCTGCTCGGAACGTCCATCCACACCCGTTAAGATGTACTCAGGGAACAGCACTTGAAATGCTGATGCCTTCCCGCGAGGAGGGAGATAGAAATAACTCTTGATTTCGCCCATCAACTGGCTTGAAAGACTCTTAACCGAGGTCATAATCATGACACGGATGTCAGGGCAGTTAAGCATCCACTGCGCGGTGTCTAGACCGTCGATAGTTGACTTGTATCCGGAACGAGGCGCGAATAACATCAGCGTGCGGGTCTCGTTACCGTTCTCGTCGAAGCGGTGTTGCTCCCCAATCATTTCGTGAACATCATCGAATGTGCAGTCGGGGAAGTACATCCCGTCAAAATTCTTTTGCACGAAGGCGTCGCATATCATCTTGTGGGTGGCGTGGAACAAGCCTTTGCCCAGCAAGCGGCCTAGCCAGAACAAATCTTTGCGTGCTTTGTCGCGCAGGTCTAGCCAATCGCGGAACGAGACTACCCGGTCGACCTCGTAGGTCTTGCGGTGGTCTTTGTCGATTGGGTCAATCAGCGTGTCGCCGAGAGATATCGCTCGAATCTGAATCTTCTGCGCTACCGGAATTGGAAGGTTGTTCTTCTTCTTCCCTGTCTTCGGGTCGATGACCTTCTCGTCTTCGTCGCTGATAATGGTGGCCGCGTTGCCCTCGTAGATGGCAAGCAGTTCCAGCATGCTGCGGCATTCGCTCTTGTAAAAGCACTCGGCGGTATCCTGCTCCATCGCCCAAGTAAGGTTTAGGTCGTGCTCTGCGAGCTTCTGGCTTTTCTCTTGCTCTTCCTCTGCGACGGACTGGCCGTATGGTTCCGGCAGCCCCTTCTCTCGGGCGCGCTGATTAGCCTTTCTACGACGTGCTGATTCCTTCGCTTGTTCTGATGTTGCCATTGGGATACCTCAGAGAGGTTGGTCCCCTCTATTATTGATTGAGTGCCTTCACTGCATTGTCGTGCGAATCGCTTGCTGCTTTTAGTTCTGAACCTTGGTCTGCCTTCACGCCCATAAAACCGTCGCCGCTCTTTCGAGCTGCGCGTGCGTGAGAGTAATCCGTGCCCGCGCCTTGGGGCTTCGGGGTCGGTGTGAAACCCGAGTGACCTGACTTCGTTCCAACGCTTGAGTTGTTAGCGTTGTCGAGAGCTTTGTGCGCGCTCGCTAGCGCCGCGCTTGCTTGTGAGATTCCGTCTGCCATGATGTCCTCATTATGATACGAAAATTTTTCGAACGGTCAGCGCCAACCACATGTAAGGCGAGAACGAGAAGAGCCAGTACCCCAAGTAGAGCAGCCCGTCGCCGATGCTGTAAATGTTGCCCCCGAGAGGCGCGATATCCGCGAGTGCCTTCAAGTGAGAGTTCGGTCCCATGATGCTGTGGACCTCGTCAATCATCTCGCCGCCCTTCTTGCAAGAGCTGGCTGGTATTCTCGCTACGGCTTGGTTGTACTTCTCGGCCATCTCGCTGTCGTTGGAGATTCCGAAAGCTTCCTTGGGAGGAATGGTGCATACTTGATTCATCCAAGCCGCATTGAGCATCACGGGGAACTTCCCGTGGTTCGCGACCAAGACAGCTTGATTGGACGTTACGCCTGCACAAATGAGCAGGACGGGGATGGCAAGCAAATACCAATATGGAAACTTGCGAAGAAAGTTCATTTCGTCGTACCTAGGGTCTGGCGGAAGAGATTGGGCTGTGTTCGCTCTTCGTTGCCTACTGCGTTGAATCTTTTGCTGCTTGAGAGGCCGCGTTCGACGCGTCCTTCACTACGTTGCTGGTCGCGTTATCTGTTACCGTGGTGACACGGTTGATGAGATAATGCGCCGTCGCAAATCCTGAGAGTCCGGTAATCGCTGTCATCTCCGGGAGATGCGCGGTCTTAAAGACCACGTAAAACAAGCAGATGACCGCAGCGATGCCTGAGAGGGCACCAAGCATTCTTGATGAGCTTGGGTTACCGTTGTCGCTGAAAGCCGAGGCTAGGAATTTTATCACAGTTACTTCCAGTGCTTCATGTTGTCGGCCATCACGGCCATCTTCTTCACATGCGCGTTAGGAGAATCCTTCGCTGCCGCCAAGCGGTCCGCAGGAATCTTTTGGTCACGAGAAATACCAAGCGCATCATGAAGTCCGCCTTTGCGGAGGTGGTGCATGCTTCGGTAAAATGATGTGTTCTTAGATGCCATATTAAACCGCCGCTGGCGGTGCGCCCGCTGCGCCCGGAGGAGGTGCGCCTGCACCCGGCATCGGCTGGTTAGCCGCGTCGTTGCCTTCGCCCGGATTCGGCTGAGACGTGTGGGTCATAATATTATCCATCATTTCATCATGCGAACCCGCAGCGCTCTTCTCATCGCCATCACGCTTGGGTGTACTATCCGAATGCTTGTGCTTCTCGTGGATGTGATGAATTGTGTGTGAATTGTCGGCGTGATGTTCAATCACTGTGTGACTGAACGAGTGGTGTTTCTTTTCCATTGAAAACTCCCAAATTAAAACGTCTCTCAAATTCCTTTTTAAAGCCGAGGCCGCTGACGGTGCGTGCTCTTCTGCACCCTTTCGGGGCTTAGGAAGACGCCTTGCGGCGTCCCGGCATCAATTCCGGGGTGCGCCCGTCAGGCCCTGAGTTGGAGACGGGTTCTTCCACATCGCCAGCCCAAGGTCAAATTTTACTTACCTGCGACTTCGCTAGCCAGATTTGCGTCATGCGTGTGGTCGTTGTACATCGCGCGCGACTTTGCAATTGCAGACTGGTCGTACACGACTTCCTTGACCGCTTCCGGCTTCGGCTTTGAACCCTGTCTTAGAGACTCCAAATTGGAACCTCCGTCAGACGTGGTCTTCTCAGTTGCAGCTTGAGAATTGCCCGGTGCCTTCAGCCCGCCGTTTCCGGATGGCTTGCTTCCGTTGCGGAGTGTTTCGTCTGGACCGCCCGCTGCTGGTCCTGTTGTGCCCATTTCCATGTCAATTCTTCCTTGCTTCATGCGCTATCGCGTACGAAGCTTTCTTGTGAACGTGCGCTGGCAAACCTTTCTCAGGTGTGGAAGCGAAATCGTGCAATTGCTTATGCGTCATGTCTGCTAGACCTTTGTTCTTCTCGTTCAGGTCTTCCGGATGGTGCTCCGCGATAGCCATCGCTATTCGCTGCGCCCGTGATTTTGCAGACATTAAATATTCTCCGACTCGTCCTCAATCTCGTACTCGTCCTGCTCCGCGTTGGTGGCGCGGACTTGGTTACGAGCAATCTTTCTAATGTCAGCTTCCAAATGGCGGAGGTGGTTGTTGACTACCGTATCAGCAAACTTTTCCATCGTGTCAATGTGATTCGTGACACGTTCGAAGAAACTGGTAATCGATTCATAAACGCCTCTGGCTTTCCAAACTGCTGTCAGTAGAACGGCTACGATAGAAAAATCACGAATTGCGGACGCAACCTGCCCCAGCGTTAAACTGGCCGGGTCAAACATGGGTGTCCTTAAAATTTGTCGGGGCTATAACTCGACGTGCCGGGGATTTCGCCCGATACCCGTAGTGGTCGCGCTTATGTGGGCGTCCCAGCTAACAGGGAAAATTGGGGCGGGGTTTAAGCCGCCCCTAAGTTTTACGACTCGATGGTGAACTGAGTCAAGGATGCGGTGTTGCTTGCGTCGGAGGTGCCGAAAGTCACACCGATGACGAAACCAAGCACTGCGCCTTGTGCCAACTTCGGGTTACCTGCGTTGAAATCGAGGCCCGTAATTGCAG